TCTTAATCCTAATAGTTATATTTATTAGTACCCGCCAGTCAATGCTACACGCTTCCAAGTGTTTGTAGCAGTGCAAACATAGATATAATTCGAATCCCAACATATCTGCCCAACTGACCCAGTAGCTGATGATGTTTTTGTGTGTTGTGGAGCTTTTAATATATCCCCAACTGTTATACTGCCGCCAATTGTCCCAATGTATGTTGTTAAGTACGCACTGACATTAGCATTTGAATACGCAGACATCGAAGCTATATGTACGTTAGCAGCATTAATTTTTGCTGTTAAAGTGTTTATTGCGACTGCTTGTGTAACAGCATTAGCGTTTAATGTAGCAACATTTGAAATTAATGTATCAATAGCAATTGCTTGTACATTAGAATTTGAAATTAATGTCGAAACATTGGCAGTTAGTGTATTAATAGCTGTTGCTTGAGTAATAGAATTAGCAATTAATAAATTAATAGAAACCGCTTGAGTATTTGCATTTGCTCTTAATACGTTAATTGCAGATGCTTGTGAAGAAGCATTTCCATATAAAGCAGTAATATTGGATGCTTGATTGATAGAATTAGAAATTAGAGATGTTATCGTACTATTTGTTGTAAGATAAGCAGATACATTACTATTACTATAAGTTGAACCAGTGGTTTGATTTTGCCAAGAAATGCTACCTTGACCTCCAGCAACCATAACCTGCCCAGGTGAACCCATTGTATTAGGAAGAATATATCCTGCAGGAGTTTCTAAATGTCCATCTGTTCTAAAAATCCAAGCTGAAGAACCAGCTTGTAGCCCACCATCTGATTGTGGCCATTCTATTAAATTTTCAAGTATTAAGGCGCCATCTCTTGCGAGAACAGCTTCACTACTTCCACTTACTAATCTATCTGAAGCAACAGAAGGAGAAGTATCAACCCATGAGTCTGTTAAGTATACATATATCTTGCCACTATTTGTATCATACCAAAGTTGACCACTAACAGGATGAGCAGGAGGAGAAGATGATGTAACGGTAGAGACGCTACTGCTAATTGGATGACCGTTAACATAAAGTGTTCCGCCCACAGTACTTACATTAGTACCATTAATTATAATATTACTTGTTTGAAAAGTTCCGTTTGCATTTAACGATACATTTCCGTACTCGTGAATTAATTGAATTTGATTTGTAAAGTCATTATGAATTATTGCTGTTGGCAACGGAGTTGGGGATTCACCAACTGGGGTATAATTAAATCTATAGCCATTTGTGATTCCGTCTAATGCACTGTAGCTATTAGAAGTAATACTTTGAACAACATTAATCCCTTTTTGAAAATTAACAAAAGAATTAACATTACCAAATACTTGGATATTTCCAAATGTGACTTCACCGTTTGGTTCTATTAATAACCCAATATTACTTTGATGAACAAGTTGTAATTGATTGGATATATTTGCATGACGCATACCAGATGTATATCCAGATTCTTCTGGATCACGAAATAAAAAGCCACTACCGTTAGCAATACCTGAAGTAGCATGGAAACTCAACGCATTAACATTACTTTTTATACTAATGTTACCGCTGATAGAAGTTATATTACCTTCACCGGGTAATGAAAGAATACCGTCACTATTAAAATTCCAAGTTGGGCCATCAGCACTTATCGCAACATTACCTTCCTTTGGAAGCTTTAAATAATTGTAGTCATCGCCAAAGAACAGATCAACTTCAGCAGGATCTTGTTTCATAATATGGAAATGATGACTTTGAGTAATAATTATTTCTGGTTGATTACCAAATAACACAGTTCCTCGTGGAGTAGTAATTTTAATACCATCACTGCCGTCATTAATAAGTTGAATGGGATCGTTACTACCGTTAGGTGGGACAATTATACTGGCAGTGTCAAGACGAGGAAATTGAAATGTATCAGTATTAAGTAAGCTAAACCCGCTTGGAGACATCAAGGTGCCGCCGGTTGCGTAAGCACCAGGCAATGTAAGTCTACCTTGACCATCAAAGTTCCAAGTATATTTGAAATTGGGATTTTCTACATCGCTACCAGTTTGTATTTGAACAGGACCACTTCCGCCGGTACCAGGATCACCGTGCCCACCTTGAATAATAGTAGATCCACTGGTTGCATTAGATCCAGATACTGCACCAGCGCCTATATATAGATTCTCCCCTACTACACCACTACCAGACACACTCGGAGTAGTAATTTTTCCTGAAACAGTTAAGGCGCCATCATTACCTAACTCTACAATATTACTACCGTTAATTAATTCACTGGGAGTATGACTATTAGCAGTTACTACGCCATTGTTATCGATTGATAAACCTAAACCAACTTTGATACCGCCTAATACATTTGTACTTGCAATAGGCAATGTATAAGTTGTATTTGGAGCAGCATCAACCCAAGTATCTTGAAAGTAAATGTATGTTCTACCACTTACTGGATCATACCATAATGTTCCAGGAGTTGGATTAGTAGGAGGAGATATACTATATTTTGGCATTGCTCCAACTAATTCAGTACCACCCAGTGTAACGCCATCCATAACATAAACTTTGCCTGTGATGTCATCAACAACAAGCTCACCATCGTGGCCAAAAAATTCGTTAATTGGAAGCTTACTGATTTTACCGTAATAGCGTCTTAGCATGATTCAAAGATCCCAGTGATATAATGTATTTATGGAATTTGAGTTTTTAACAAGATGCATACCAGGCATGTGTGCAGCGCAGCATAAATTCACTTGCTTAAAAATAAATACTCATATACAATAAGGAGAAAGGAAATGAAGATGTTGAATCTGGTAGCAACTATGCTTGACAATATGATTGAAACTATTAAAGAAGGTAGAATGGCTCATAGAGCATATCAAGAATTATCAAAATTAAATGACAGAGAACTTGCTGATCTTGGACTTAGTCGTTGCGAAATTATGCGAGTAGCATATAAATTAGATCGTTAATTTATTAGAAATTTAGTCAATAAAAAAGGGGCACAAGGCCCCTTTAGTATTATTTTATTGACTTTAGCTATTAACTAAAGGCAAGATTGCTCACATTGATTTCTGACAAATAGTCACCAGCATTACCAAACGAACTTGCGACGTTAGTTAATTCAATGTAACCATAACGTGTCATAAAGCCAACTACTGGTTCGAAAGTAGTTGGGTCAAGAACAACACCGCTTGACATTAGAGGAATGTATGGGCAGTAGAAAGCTGCTGCGTCTGCTTCTGAAGTTCCCTTGTAACCAACAAGTACGGGGATAGAGTCGTCAGCATAGCTGTCAACATAAACACGCATTGAACCGTTTAGAGTACCAACAAACTTAGTGTTAGTTGGAGCTTCAAATGAACCTTCAGTTGTACGAGCGAAAGCTGAAGTAGTTGCGCTCTGTAGAACTGTTAGAACAGTTGGGCTTACAACAGTCCAGTTACCAGCGCCACGACGTGTACGCTGTGCGATCAAGTTAGCAGCACGGTTGATTAGAACTGCAAGAGCAGCATGTTCGTCACCAACGAATGTAGCAGTACCTGAAACAGTAGCCTGGTTGAATGTGAATTCACTTGCGGCTAATGAACGTAGGCTGTATAGGATTTCCTGATCGATTTCAGCAGTGATTTCCTGGGCAAGAGCTGCCATGATTTCTGCTTCAATGTCAAGACCATGCATTGCCTGGGCGTCCTGAGCAGCTTCAAAAGTCCAGCGAGCTGATAGCTTGCGAGTCTTAGCTTCTACAGGCTGCTTCAAGATCTGTACGTTTAGCTTACGACCTGGAGTACCTTCAAGAGAAGCTGTGTAACCAGCCTTACCATCAGCACTTGTAACACCAGAAGCAGTTCCAGAATAACCCGAAGCAATCTTGAATGGGCTTAGAGCTTCATCACCAATTGCAGTATCAGTACCAGCCTGGCCGCTGCCGTTGCTTGTGAATCCTTCAGCATAACGCACACGTAGAGTGTGTATCTGTGCTACTGGACCAGTCATGGGCTGTACGCCAACGATTTCGTTGGCAATAACAGTTGGCATAACACGTCGAATAACGGGTAGGATAACACGGTTAAGTGTTGCTACGTTACCAGCAGAAGTGGCACCAGCAGAAGCACTTTCAGTTAGATAACGCTTTGTATTCTCGAGCACCATGCTCATTGTAGTCTTCTTGTTGCCGGTTAGACCTTCCAGCAAAGCTGCTTTAGTCTCGCCCCAACGTCCTTCTAATAATTCTTGTGACATTTACAATTTCTCCAATTTATTAATTTGTTAGACCAGCCAAGCGACGAATTTCAATTACATTGTTACTCGCAGTTGACTCAGTTTTAGTTGTTCTATCTCCAGTTACAGTTGACTTAGATTCTGCAATTACAGTCTTAGCTGGTGCAGTTGCCTTGCCATCCATTACAGGGGAAAGATATTTCTTAAATGCGGCCTCTAAGCGATCTGTTGGAGTTGATTCCAAGAGTTGCTTCATGACGTTGGCCTTGTCTTTGCTGAGAGGCTTCATTAGATCATCAATCTTGCGAGTACGCTCAATTGACTCATTAATGCGCTTTAGCTCAGTTTCTTTAGCGTTAGCCTTAGCTTCAGCTAATTCCTGTGCTTCACGAGCTTCTGAAAGCTGCATTTCAATACGATCAAGAATTGACTGCATCTTCTTTACTTCTGCTCTCTCGTTTAAGTGAGTAGCAGTAAACTCGGTTGCGAAAGCTTCGAAAATTCTACGTCCAAAGTTATTTTCTTTTGCTTCCTGAATATCTTCTTTTAGTTGCTTGAGTTCTGTACGTAGGGTAGTGTCAGTTGCTTCCTTAACAAGTGTTGATGCTCTCTTAACGAATGACTCGCTAAGATCCTTCAACTTCTTCTTGCCTTCTACAACAAGCTGAACCTTTGCACGAGCTAAGTCTGCCTTATCTTCAGCAAACTCAACAATCTCCTTGCGGAGACCTTCTGTTACAAATTCGTCTAACTTAGCTGTAGCTGACTTAATAGCAGCACGATCAGCATGAAGTTCTGAAATCTCCTTA